TCATCACTCATTTACAGCATCCTTTCCATATTTATCTAATGTCTGTTGTGCTGCATGCCAAGCACCTAAGTCATTCATTGAAGGAATTAGTCCTTCTCTCATTCTTTCCTTTTGTTCAGAGTACTCTTCTTCGCTAATTCTTGTAAGTCCAGGAACAAAAACTGCTTTGCCTTCACCGTCATCTCCATAATGCATGGCAGCCTTTCGTAGTTCTGCAATCTTGGATAAGTCGCCACGGTCTGAAGGAATGTTTAAAATTGATCCAGTGTCGTCCGTAAACCACTTTCCATCAGATTTTTTATATACGTAAAGTCCCCAGTCATAGTGCTTATCTATTACCTTGCGACGAACATTTTGTACATACGGTTTACCAGTTTTTGGGTTAATTAATGATTCCATAACCATAAGTATATCAGACTATACTGGTGTAACGACAGTGCTTGACCATTCTATGTCTGAATATATTTTCAATGTTTCAGGCTCGTAGATCAATCCTTCTCCGTCATCAACAATAATCTTATTGGTACCTATATAGGTTTTATAAATATCTAATGGGTTAATCCCATAGAACTCTGATAATCCCAAAACTAACATTCCGTCCCAAGTAAAGTTATTGCCCCAAAATTGCCAATCAAATGTTGTAGTTCCATCCGTTAAAACTTTATACCATGGTCTAACGGTTCTGCTTTCAACCTCTTGCAAACTACTTGCCTGATAATATGCAATATTATTAAATAATACTGGACCTGTAACATTTATATTTCCAAGATACGAGTTATAAACAAGTGAGGTTGAAAACGAAATTCCAATGGCTGACCAATTTTTTAATAACAATATTGGCTCTCTTACAAGATTTCCATTTAAATAAAAAGCAACTCCATTATATTCAAGTCCATTTTCATTTAAAACAAATATTCTTCCTCTATCCAAAGCAGAACTATTTGCTTGAACGTAAAACTTTAATGTTCCATTTTTGTAATTAATTTCAAATATTTCTGTTGCTGTTTCTGGAAAAGCATCTTGGTCATATCTTAGCCATAATTGCATGGCACTTACTTTATAAGAAGTTGCAAGTTCTTTATTAATTGGAAGAGATAGGCCACGATTTTCTAAAACATTAAATTCTCCACGCACCTCTATTCCAGACGTTTTGGTTAAATATAAATATGGAGTACTCTCTTTATATATACTAAATGGATTTTTTGATTTATAATCAAAATATATGCCGTTTTTCTTATATGGAAATAAATCTACACCAAATCTTGTTCCAATTGGGTTAGATAGATTATCATTAAATACTTGCGAGGCTAATTGTAATTTATTTAATAGTATGGGTTTAGTTAAAATACCACGACTATTAAATTCAAGACTATAGATAATTGCAAGACTATTAAAATCTTCTGTTTTAATTGGATATATCAATGTATTATTTAAAACTTCAAACCTTGTTGTTTCCCAATTTTCATAGTTATTTATATCAAGAACTTTATATTGATTTAGCGCCTGTTGATTTGCAAAAGATGTAGGGATATTCGCTCCATCGGAAACATATTGAAAAGTAACATAACTTTTTATTTGTGCCCCTGTTGTATCGTAATAATATTCGGTAGCACCTGAATCTTCTACCAATGTTGTAGTTGTTGGATATCCTAAATTAAACTGTAAAAAGTCTAAGTCATAATATTTTTCGCCATCTTTATTATCAACAAACTGTCCAAAATAAGAAAGCGGTAAATAGTCTTGCCAATACCCAGCAACACCTATGTCTAAGAAATATTTTTCATATGCTTCAGAAGGTAAAAGAGTATAACTTGCTGTATGAGAAATCAGCGGTGATCCATGATCTAAAACTATAATTCCATCTTCATCAAAATTGTTTGATATTTTAGAAGAGTTTGTTGTACTACAAAGTCCAACAGAGTATATCCTTCCAGTAAAAACATAGTTTCCCGAATCATCTCCACCGACATACATTTTTAAAGAATTTTGATCTCCAAAAAAAGAACTTACGCTTCCACCAAAATTATTAGATAATTCCTTTAAATTAAACCCTGTTGCAAAAATATTGTTTGCTGTTATTAGATCTGATGTAAATAGTAATTGTGTATTTCCATTATAAGTTAAAGAATATTTAATTTCGTCAGCATCTTTAATAATAGAAAAATAATTTCCAGTTATAGGATTGTATATTTTAAACAATATTTGTTCCGAAACAAGGTCGTGTGAACTAAAAACACCATAAAAACTATCAACCTGATTTGCTAAAATATTAAATTTATCAAAATTAATATAAACATTTTTAGAGTTCCAGGTATTGTTTGGTCTAAAAGATAAAAATTTATTTTCAATAAATGGTCCAGATTCATTATCTTGTATGTCTTGGTTATCATTATAAAGTTCTTGTAATGTTTTTCCATCTAAAAATATTTCAGGTAATGCGTATTCTGGCGTTCTTAAACTAGTTGTGGTTGTTACTAAATTGTCAAAACTTCCTTGACTCCATTTTGCAAAATCAGGATAATTATAGTTTGCTGTGTAATTGGCAAATGGATAATCCATAAATGCTGTTATTCCTGCATATCCTGAGTTAATTCCTTCTGGAGATATAACCCCTTGTCCATACACCCATCTACGTTTTGCTACTGTAACTGGAATTTGATATGAGTAAATTGCAACACAATCAATTTCAAAAGGATATACATTATTACTTGCATAAAATCCTAACCAATCTTGATTATCTCCAATATTGTCTAGTTCCTCTGGTAAAGAAAGATTAGCAGTGTCTAAAGATAAAGATAGGACTTCTTCTCCATTTATCAATAGTGATGCTGAATTCCTAATTAAACGTATATGAATAAGCATTGGTCTAAACCATTCGCCAATAAAATGGGAGGCAAATTGATTTCCAATAACTAATGTTAAGAATCCATCTTCAACATATAGTCCGTCATCTGATGCGATTGGTCCAAAGATTTTGAATGGAGTTGACGTATTTACCGCTATTCTTGCCCAAAATTCAATTGTGTAGTCGTTATACTGTCCCTTCTTATTTAAAAACCCTTTGCCTGGAATTATTAAGGACGCATTAGTGTTGGGCTCCAACCTTGTTACTCCACTTGCTCCATAAACTAAAGGAATTCCTATATTTTTACATTTTAATCCACCTTCTGTAATATAGTATCCAGAATCTTCCGCAATACCATATGCTTGGGCTTCTACTGCATCCAAGCCACCGTAAATGCTTACCGTTGACGGAACCATAGTTTCTGTTATTCCGTTTAAAGAGTGTGTATTAAATTCTTCGTTCCACTGTCCTAAAGTAATTCCATTAAAATAGAATTGATTGTCTGACGAACTTCCTGATCCTTCAAATATTTTTATTTTAAAAACAATTCTTAGGTTTGCAGAAACATTTGGAATGGTAAATGTTTCAGAAATAAAACCCCATCTTTGGTAAAGTGTACTTGTAAAAGTTTTTAAGTTTTGAACTATTGTAGATGTGGCTGGATCTGTATATTCATAACCTATAGAAACACTCTGTAAATAAACACTATTTGAATAAAAATATGATCCTATCGTAAAGGTTTCAAGATTTTCAAGTGTATTAAAGTTTAATATGTTGGGACTAACTACTGATGCTTCAATATTTTCAGAAACTGGAACATCAACTTCAATTAATGTTAAAGCGCTACCTGAAAATGGCTCTTTAAGAGATTCTGACTCTAATGTTGCTGTTGCATTTGATATAGTCCAAGAATTAGAGATATCTCGCTGTGCTTCAGAGATTAAACTTTTATAGTCAAGAGTATCATCTAAGGCCCATAAAACTAATGGGTGCTCAGAATATATCTTTTCTGCATATAAATTTGATGGATTAGACATTTTTCTCCTATCCCCTTATTATAGCAGGATGGGAACTAATATAATTTAATCTCACATGCGTCTGTTGAGCAGTATGCCTCTCCTTGTGCTTCAAGATTTTCTACTCCATCATAAATAGCAGACCAGTCAATCTTGCCAATTTTTCCAACATATGAGTTATATTCTTCTTTTGTTATTTGAGTGTATGGCTGTTGTGGATATGTTTGGTTGCCCATTGGCAAGAATGAAACTGCTTTTAGTTGCCCCTCGTACATATGGAGGGCTGGTGCAATATGCTTAGACTCTGACTCTTTGTTAAATGAAAGAGTTACAGATACGCCATTGTCAGACCAATATTTTTGAGCGGTAGCAGCCAAACCAATCTTTTCAAAAAGACTTACATCCTTCTCAGATCTTGGATGTCCAGATGCTACTGGGAAATATACTACTGAAGTATTTGCTGACACTACGTCGTCTTCAATTTTATACCCTGCTGCTTTAAATAAATGAAGCATTGGATCTGTATTGCCAAACCTAATAGCACGAAGATAAAATGCTCCTCCAGGACCCCAATGAACTCCAGGGGTTGCACCAGAAAGTAATGACACAGAGCCAGAAGGTTTGACGGTAGTTACACGAATTGATTCACGAACACATAGCCATTCTGAATAGGAATGATCATATAAACGAATCTTTTTATATCCTTCGTCCATCCAATTACGAACTGTTGGCATTCCCTTTGTATCTGCAAATGATGCAATGCCTGTTAAAGATGTTCCGATACGACGATTGCGTTGCATAATGCCATTTGTTGTTTGCCAATGTGTTGGCATTAACGTAACTGTCTTGCCATATAAATATGCAAATTTTAATGTACGAAGAAAATCTTCTTTATCTTCATGACGATTTAAATGAACTTCTACAAGTGTGCATAACTCATAAGATTCTAATGGTTGTTCAGCACATGGATTAAATCCCATAACACGAGAATCTTTATAGTCTGGAGCATCTGCTAGTCTGCCATAATCTCTAGCAACATCTAGCCAAATAAAACCTGGCTCACCATTGTCTGCAATTAAATCCACATAGTCTTCATATTTTGTTCCAACTTCTGCAGCAATAGAGTTATTAGACATCCATGCCCATCCTGGATTTTTTGAATCAAAAGAATTTCTATCTGGAAAAACCTCTGCATTTTTGAGATTAATAAAATCTTGATCTCCCGCCAGCCCTAAAGCCAAAGTAGCAGAGCGACGAACATTTCCAGAAACAACACATGTACCAATCAGGTTAACAACATCTACTATTGCTCTAGAATCAAGTTTTTCTCCTGCTCTACCACCAATTACTGTATCTATCTTGTTATGTAGTGCAATAAGTGGTGCTGGACCGCTGGCAACCCCTCCAAAGCCTTTTATAGGGGCACCTAGAGGACGGATAAGGTCATAGTTAAACTTCTGTATAGCCTGATTAGGGCGTAGGTATGAATTTAAAAGCATTCTTACAGAGTCTACCCAACCTTCACGAGTATCTGGAATTTCCCATATATTTTCTGGTTCTGTTGGAGCATGTATAGCCATCTCTTTATCTTGGCCGATTGTGTCAAACCCTACACCTATACCTAGCATTAAGGCATCCATCACCCATGCAAACAAGGCTCCTGGATCATTACGATCAATATCACGAGTAGAGACCATGGCACAATTTTGGAGGGAGGCAGAATTGCGTTTTTCCATAGTCATAGAAGTTCCAAATGCCCATAAACCACGTCCTGGTGGAGTCCACTTTAAGTTAAACATTCTGTCATAGGCTTCTTGAGCAGACTTTTGCGCCTTGTTGTCATTCCAAGGTAAACGATTATCTTTGGCGTGATTCTTTTGTACTGAGTACATTCCTTCAATTACCCGCTTACAAACCTCATGCCATCTTTCTTTTGTGCCATCCTCCTTCATACGAGAATATGTACGTATAAAGGTAATTTCGCCTAATGAGTTAGAGCCTGCATCTGTAAAACCAAAAGGTGCAGATACTCTAACATATTTATTTATGAATTCATCTGTTAAACGAAAAGAAAAGATGTCTGACATTTATGTTCCAACTTTCTATTAAAATATTATAAGTACTTTGAAAATTACAAAGTAGTGTTAAGTATATCACAAAATTAAAAAGAAAAACACGCTTGTTTAAGGCGTGTCAATCTTTAGTTTAGGTTTAGTACTTTATGTTTTAGTAAGCACCCATTAATACTAATGTTTCATCTGCACCTGCAGCAGGAGTTGTCCATTGTACACCACTACCTGTTGATGCAAGAACTTGACCAGATGTTCCAGTTCCACCACCTGCTGTTAATGAGCCAGAAAGTGTTGCGTTTGATAAAGTAAGACCTGCAATTGTTGTTACGGTTTCACCTGATGCAATTGATGTTGAACCAAGCGTTGGAGCAGAGTATCCTGCAACTGTTGCCCAAGAAAGAGTTCCTGCACCATCATTTGTTAGATACTTGCCTGAGTTAGAGGTTTGTGATGGAAGAAGAGCGGTTGCTGCAGCCATTGCTGTAGTTTGTCCTGTACCACCGTTTGCTATTGCAATTGTTGTACCATTCCAAGTACCTGCTGAAATTGTTCCAAGAGTAGTAATGCTATCGTCACCAGTGTATGTACCGCCAGCAACTGCTGCAAGTGTAGAGTTATATGCTTGAATATCTGTGCCAATATTTGCACTAAATGTATTTCCAGTTAGAGTTAATCCTGTACCTGCTAAATATGTACCTGCACCAGAAAATTGGGTAAATGCAATTGCATCAGTGCCAATTGTGGCAGGTTTATTTGTTTGTACCCAGCCAGTTCCACTGTTTACAGTTCCTGAGTATACGAAAACAAAGTCTCCGCTATCTACCTCACTTGCAGTATCAAAGTCTGTGGCACGAGTTGGTTGACCAGATGCTTGGACTACATAAATACCGTTTTCAGATGCAGTGCTCTGATTCTTTACAAGAATTCTATTTCCTGTAGCAAGTGTGATACCGTCAAGAGTATCTCCATTTTCAAGAGCACTTGATAAAGTAACATTTGTTGTTGTTGCAGCAATTACTGCTTCGTGAATATGCAAACCTTCTGTTACTGCATCTACGTAAGACTTTGTTGCTGCGTCTGTTGCATCAGTTGGGGTTCCAAGTCCTGTAATTTTATTTGTTCCCATTGCAATAGCACCAGTCATTGTGCCACCAGCAAGTGCTAGTTTGGCTGCAAGGTCTGTAGTAAGTCCTGAAATCTTTGATTGTGCAATTGCAGCAGAAGCATTAATGTCACCATCTACAATTGTGCTATCCGCAATCATCGTTGAAGTAATTGTTCCTGTTGGTGCAGAGAATGTTCCAGTAAATGATGCATTATTTGTTGGAGCCTTAGCGTCCATTTGGGTTTGGATAGCAGATGTTACACCGTTTAGGTATCCAATTTCTGTATCTGAAACATCGGCAACACGAGCCTGAATAGTTGTTGTGTCTACTGCTAGTGTTAGCGTATTTGCACCGTCGTTATAAGTCTTTGTTATACCTGTACCCGCAGTAAGAGCGGAATCAATAGCGTCTTGTGAAAGTTCTGAAATATCAGATGTTAAGGCAACTGTACCTGTTGCATCTGGAAAAGTAATTGTACGATCTGCTGTTGGGTTTCCTGCAGAAAGTGTAAGTTCAAAATCATCTGCGCTAGAACCTTCCATTACGATTGTTGAAGTAAATACTCCAATATCTGTAATATCGGAAAGATTTCCAGTTGTAATAACTGTACCGCTTACGTTTGGAAGAGTGATTGTGCGGTCATCAGTTGGATCTATTACCTGTAAGGTAGTCTCATAAGAGTCGGCGGTAGCACCTTCAAAAACAATGCTTGTACCAAAAGCAGGATTTACTGTTGAGTTAATGTCGGCAAAGTAGTCTAAGTTTGCCCAGTGATTTGTTCCATCACCAATTTTAAATTTATTTGTATCTGATTCCCAACCCATTTCACCAGCATTTAATATTGGATTTGCTGATGTCCATTGTGCTGCAGTACCTCTGCGTTGCTGCATTCTGGTTGCCATTATTGCTCCTTATACTTAGTTATATTATAACAGATAATTAGTTAAAGTTATCTATTGCTATTCCGCCATCCCAGGTTTCATCCCAAGAGGCTGTATTATAAAATCCAGCACTAACCAATTCTCCTGCTTGATAATAATATCCTGCATCCTTGAAAATGCTTACAATTAATCCATTACCATCAATTGATGTATCATGAATATGATCTTGCAGTGTTTCTGCATCTTCAAGTGTTGCAATTGCAATCCATTCAGAACTGTAATAAACATGCATACGCTGTGTTAATGTATCAAACCATAGATCTCCATTTTCTGGAGATGCTGGCGCTGTTCCACTAACTGGAATTGTTGGTGAACTTACTGCACTATCTACATATAACTTTGTTGCAGCATGATTATTTTCAGTTGGAGTGGCAACTGTGACTGTTGATCCAAAGATTCCGCCTTCGGCTACATTAATGCCGTGCTTTACTCTGAAGTCTCTATTTACTGTTGCCACTTCCGACCTCTATTCTTTAATTATGCTTCAATATAAGTTTTGCTTACTTTAACAACAGTGTCTGCAGCAGCAGCAGTAACTAGAAGACGAACATTACCACCGCTATAGTCAGCATCTGTTGTTCCTAATTGAGCATTGCTAATAACATCTGCGTATTCTGTTAAGTAAACGTTGTTTGATCCATCTACAGTAACCAAGACTTCAATTACTTCAATGTCTCCCGCCTTTTTCATCTGAACAATATATTTTGCAGATGAATAAGTGGTTGCTGACCATGAGTCAACTACTGTTGCGCTAGTAGAAGCGGTAGCAGTAGCAGTTCCAAGTAATGCATCTGTAAGAGTTACAGATCCTACTGTTACACCGCTAAATGAAGGTGTTGCACCAGAATGTAGGTCTTGTGGACCAGACAGCGTGATTGCACCAGTTGATCCGCTTGCAGTAATTTGGTTTGCTGTACCAGTGATTGAAAGTACACCAGTATTTTCAATTGTGTCAGCATTTACTTGAATACCAGTTCCTGCTCCAACGTTAAATGTTGTTCCATCTAGTGTTAAACCAGCGCCACCGATATATGTGCCAGCACCTGAGAACTGTGTGAATACAATTGCATCTGTTCCAATAGTTGCTGGACGATTTGTCTGTACCCAACCAGTTCCAGCGTTTGCTGTACCTGAATATACGAATACGAAGTCACCAGAGTCAACCTCTGCTGCAGTATCAAAATCTGCTGCACGAGATGGTTGACCAGAAGCCTGAACTACATAGATACCGTTTTCTGATTGAGTAGTTTGGTTCTTAACAAGAATACGGTTGCCAGTAGCAAGGGTAATTCCGTCAAGTACATCACCATTTTCAAGAGCAGTTGCTAGTGCTACGTTTGTTGTTGTTGCTGCTACTACAGACTCGTGAATATGTAGGCCTTCTGCAACAGAATCAACATAACCCTTTGTAGCAGCATCTGCTGCATCTGTTGGTGTTCCAAGTCCTGTAATCTTGTAGGTAGCCATTGATACTGCACCAGTTGGTGCTCCAACAGCGTTTAGTGCAAACTCAGACGGATCTACAGAAATTGCTCCTGAATTGTCGTCATAGTCAAGACCATTGCCAACTGCATTTCCAACAGCATCTTGTGCTAATTCATCTGAAAAATACTTGTTAGTTCCTTCAGAAATATCATCTGTATCAAGTGTTAAAGATCCACCTAGTGACAATGAGTTTGTATTTATGGTTACTGATGAATTTTCAAGTTTATTGTTTGCAATTGATCCTGCAAGCATTGCATTTGTTACAGTTGCTGTGTCAGCAGCAGTAATTGCAGTTCCAGAAATCTTGCTTGCTGCAATGGCAGCAGATGCGTTAATGTCTGCATCAACAATAGTACCATCAGCGATCATTGTGCTTGTAACTGTACCAGTATCACCAGTTGTTACAAAGTTAGCATCTGTTAGTGCTGTGTTAAACTCTGAAGTTGTTCCAGAAAATGTGTTGTTTGATAAACTGATTGTTTTGTTTGTTAGTGTGTCAGTTGTATCACGAAGAACCACTTGACCTGTTGCATCAGGAAGTGTGATTGTTCTATCTGCAGTTGGATCAGTTACCTGAAGTGTTGTTTCGTGATCGTTTGCAGTTGCACCTTCAAATGAAATACTTGAATCAAATACTCCAACTGCTGCTGGTGCTGCCCATTCAATTCCGTTTGTTGCTCCAGAATTTGCTGTAAGAACATATCCGTTTGTTCCCGCTGCAAGGCGAGTTACGGTATCTGCTGCTGAAGCAACTAATAAATCACCTTTGGCGTCTACTAATGCTTCTGTTAATATGTCGTGGCCGTTTACAGTTGCGGTTGATCCCTCAACTACCAGCCCCGCTTTTACTCTAAAGTCTTTTGTTACGGTTGCCATCTTTTATCTCCTTGGTTAGGCCTTTAATCCCATACGCATATAGCGCAGGGTTATCGGTGTAATTCCCCCTACTGGAACAACAGTTAGTGATACTGTGTCTCCAGCCCTTGAAACAGAGATGGTGCCAATATTCCCATCATTTTCAATTGTTGCATATTCGCTGACAGATACTCCTGATCCATCAATTAATATGTTGATTTCTGTAGAGTAGTACTTGTTTGCGCCACCTGCTACATATTTAATGGAAATCATATATTTCATTGATCGCCATTCACTTGCGGAAAAGTTATCAAAAATTGTTGAGTTTTCTATACCATTAATGGTTAACTCATTGTTACCGTCTGAACCGAGATCTGTAGATCTAGCAGAAGCACTATCAATTAAATCTATATAGTCTTCTTGTGTTGGGCGGTCGCCAGTCTGAAATTTGGTTTTAACGTTTGGAATTGATACCTTTGCCATAGTGCAATTATATCATTATATGTTAAAGTATATAGTTATTAACCCCAATAATTTGAAGACCAATACCAGGAACGTTTGCATATGCTGGACCAATCCCTATGGTAGTAAACCTAACCCTAAATGGCAAAACCTCGTTAATTTTTACTGCTCTTGCCTTATAAATTATTTCGGATATTGGATAGCCAACAGAGTTTATCTTTTTTGCTTTATGGCTATCGGTATCAATTATGATAGCGGATGCCATTATGACTCACTATTTGTTACGTCTTCAATTACTTTCATGGTGCCTCTGGCTACCGTCCAAACACGACTTTCATCACTTAATTCAATATCAAAAATATCGCCAGTTTCCAACAAAACAGATTCATTTGCTGTAAGAGAAACTGTAAACTCTCCAGCATCATCTATTTCTGTTTGAACTGGTTCAAGTTCAATAATTAATTCTGCATCATCTGTAAAATCGCCAGGCTTTGTATTTGGACGTTTAATTTCCATTGCAATAGTCCAGTCTGAAATATTTAGCGGATCTTTGTTATCATCTGTAACATAAACACGAAATGAGGCGGTATCACCACGAACAACTGTCCATAGCACATTGGGTGGTGTTAAACCAACTGAATAAGAATCTGAACCCTGATTTCTAAATGTAGCCATAATCTTATCATTATACCATTAACTAATAACAATTTTATAAATATTTTTTATTTGACAAAGGTATTTGACTCAAAAGGCCAAACAATGGTATAATTAATGTATGCTACCAGTAGGTAGCATTTGTTCTCTAGGAGGTATTTTACAATGAGAGAGTCAAATGTTTGGCTAGGGGTATTAACGTTGGTTATTTGCAGTACCGTTTTTTCGGCTTCTGCAAATGCAACAAATGAAAATAATCTATTGATTAAAGAGTCCGTGAAGTCTGCCACCCAACAGGTGGCTTTTTTGGTTTCTAAGGACAAAAAATTAGAAAAGTATGAAAATGCTCATAATTTAACTGATGAGCAACTAGTTGACATGTTGCACCATGTAGGGTTCAAGGGAAAGGCTTTAAGGTCTGCTTGTGCAATTGCCAAGGCAGAGTCAAATGGTCGTCCCCTTGCTTTTAATGGCAATACAAAGACTGGAGATAGTTCTTATGGTGTGTTTCAAATTAATATGCTTGGAGAACTTGGACCAGATCGTAGAGAGAAATTTGAGTTAGATTCAAATGCTGAATTATTAAATCCAGTAGTAAATGCACAAATTGCTCTACATATGACAAATGGTGGAAAAGACTGGTCTTCCTGGAGTTCTGTAAATGGAACACGGTATCAAGAATGGTACAACAAGTATCCATGTAAATCAAGATAGTAATTAAATAAAAATACCCCCTTGGCTATGTGCTTTGGGGGTATTTTTTATATTTTTATAAATTTATGGAAGAGGATCTACTTCAATAGTTTCCCATTCATTTGTTTCAAAATTCCATTCAGCATATCTGCCAGAGCGTTCAGGAAATTCTGGTTTTGGTATTGGAGGAATCCATTCATTATTATCATTCAAGATCCAAGAGGCATATGGCTTTAAAATGCCAGCAACTAAAACAGATCCAATAACAATTTGCATATGGTCTGACTCAATACATTGTTTGCCAGTAATTGCTTCTGCGACTTCTTGTGAATCTGCAACTATCAAATTGACAACGGTTGAATCTTCAATAACAGCATATCTTTTCATTTAAAATCTCCTTATATATACTACGCCTTGGGTGCCAGAGCCACCGCCACCACTGCGTCCACCGCCACCACCTGCACCATATCCTGTAGCATTATTTCCAGCATTTGCTCCACCAGCACCACCAGTTCCTATGCCTGAACCACCGCCACTACCACAAGCACCAGAGTAGTGTACTCCACCACCGCCACCACCGCCACCAGTGGTTCCATTAACTATGTATTTATTTACAACCGATGTTGCTGGGCCATTTTCGCCAGCGCCGTTATAATATCCACCGTTACCGCCACTTACTCCGTTTGGGCTTCCTGCTGAACCTGCACCCCCACCTTGAGAACCACCGCCACCACCAGTTGCTGAAAGACTACCAAATGATGTTGTACCGCCACCTGCGCCACCAATAGTCAATGTTTGGCTTCCAGTTAATTGAACAATTCCAAAATTTATACCGCCAGAACCACCTCCACCGCCTGGATAGTATGCCCTAGAACCACCGTTACCGCCACCGCCAACAACAAGAGCAAGAGCATAGCCAGAAGTACTTGAGTCTGTATAAGTCTGAGTAGATGTAATTGTTTCAGTTCCAGCGGATGTATAATTAGGAGTAAGAATTAAACCAGTTAGTTGTATTGTTACGCCAACGTTTGATCCTGCATCTGCAATTAATACTAATCTACTTGCATCGCTTGGAAGAATTATTTGTGTAGATCCAGAACTTGTAGTTCCAGTTGCTAATTGTGTGTATGAAGCATTATAAAATGTTGCATTTACAGGAACAGTGCTTGGAGAGGTAATTGTATAGTTTCCTGCAGTTAGGGTTGCATCAACTAAAGTATAGTAGGTTTGAGAAGTTGTTAAATTTACTGCTTTAGATAGGCCAGAGGCAGAGGCTGAAGTTGATACTGGGAATACTGAAATAGCCATTAGGAAATCTCCACTCCGCTAATGTGAAATGTTACAGCAGTAGTTGATGCAAAACCAGAAATTGTCTTAGGTGTTGCATTTGCTGGAATAACTTGTTTTAGATCAAATCCAAAAACGGTATTTGCTGCAATTGACACTGTTGGAATTACGTTTACGCTATCAATCAAAATTGTTGCTGTTGATGTTGAAGCGGCTGTATTTGAAATTACAATATTTGTAACAACAGTTGTTGTTGATGTGTTTGGAACGGTATAAAGTGTTGCGCTTGATGTAGCAGCAGCCGTTCTTGAAAGTACTTTTGTTGTTGTAGCCATTAATTACTACCCTTCTGTAGTGTAAGATTATTATATCATCTTTTATAAGGTATAAACACCCATAATGGTTCTAAGTTCTAACTCTTCAACTAAAGATTGTTTTGCAATAGGTAACCATTCTGCTCCATCGTAAAGTTGTAGAGTATTTACAACATTACCTACCGAATCCTGTCTTATTATGCATATGGTTCCAGCAGTTGGGGATGTTATTGAGGCATCTCTTGCTGCTGGGTTTAAATAATTATTTATACCCTTTTTTGAAATAAAATGTTCAAGCATCGTGACATTTGATAGGTGTGTATGCACTCCAGCCCATTCAAAAGTTCCAGAGGTATCTGTTTTTCCAGATATTTCATACCAGGTATCGTCTGCCGTATTATAAATATAACCTGGCTTTCCATCGTAATTAAATGAAGTTGGCACTAAATCACCTGATCAAACGTGCTAGTGTCGCTATTGTAAACATACATTTCAAGAGGGCTTGTACCTTTTTTAATCCAAATTACACCGTTTGCTAGTCCTGTTGATGGCTCTGTTGCGGTATAGAGTGATGTTGCAGATAAATATCCAACTGCTCCAGAAGCATCTTTATCTACCCAAATATAACCATTTGGCACTGTAGCAGAAAATGCTGTGAAATCTGCTGCTATGGGTGCAGAGTTTTGTGCTGAAGATATATTCCTTGCTGCTAGTTCTAGAGCAACTTGATCATCTACCTGCTCTTGTAAATCATTAAGTGTATGTGCAATTGATGGCACTAAGAGTTCTGCTGGGTCATTTTCTGCAGGATCAAAATCATATGATCCATAATGATATGCTCTTAAAGCATCTTGAATATTCGCATCATCAACTAATGCTGGAATTTTAGTTGGTACTAAGTTTCCTATATTTTCTACAGCCATTGGGTCACCTCTTTAAAGATTATACCATTTTTATATCAAACTATAGATATAAATAAATGTACAGTTTTGCTTCCAG